TCTTTTTTGTTATGCGTTTTCAATCAGTCTTTCCACGATTTGACTGATATTTTCACGTCTTTCGAGAGCAAGTGACTGAAGCTTTTTCTTAGCTCCTGCCGATAACGTTATTGTTGTTCGGTAGGTGTCGCCCTCCGACACTTCACCGAAGTATTGCTCATAAACTTCCGGTGAGGCGTGTTCTTCGGCAAACGCCTTTGCGTCATTTTCCGAAAGTGGAACAATTCGCTCACCCGAAGTCCACATATTACCGTCGGCTTCGGCATAAGCCGTTCTTGCACCGCCGTAGCCATACAAGAAAAACTCTCCGGTACGCTTTATATATAGTTGCTCGCAAAGGGCGTCAAAGTCGCTCTCCGGCAAGCCGTTATCGTAACTGCATATTTTAGTTGCAGTTACGGTATCATACTTTCTTCCCTTAATTATTTTTAACATTTTATTTTCCTCCTTTAATTATCTATGATAACCCTCCAAAGATTATACATTTTTTTATCATATTGCACCTCTGCATTGCACCGACGCACCGAAATGCGTCGGAATTGCGTTTTTATAGCTCTTTTTCAATTTCAGCGATGATGTCTACATATTCTAATACTTCGTCTGCTGATAATTCGTAACTGTCGTTTTCCCAAGAGCTATCATCTTCAATAGTTCTTAAAAATTCTTCTGCTTTTTCAGTTTTTTCGTCATCATCACAGTCAGCTAAATTCGGGAACCATTCTTTGACTGTGACGTATCTGCAACGTCCTTCTTCGTCAATGCTAATGATAATGTCGTATGCGTTTGTTTCTCCGTAAATTAATCTCTTTTTCATAATTAATCTTCCTTTCTTTTCCGCCTCTCGGCTCACCTCTTTATTTACTTTCTGATTATAGTATAGCATACTTTTATGCCAAAGTCAATACTTTTATGCTAAAGTTAAATAAGATTATGAAAAATATACATATATTCCTATGGCGATTTATGCAATATGTGCAAAATGCAAAAATACCGAAATTGGGAAATAGTGTGGGGGATAGATTTGATTTACTACATATAGTAGGTAGAACCGTCGTGGTGACGGTGGGTTAATATTTCACTGATTGTCGGTGGGGACGGAAATATTAAATTGACAAAAAAGGGGGTGTCAGCCATCGCAAAACAGAGAACATATACAGACGCCGACCGTGAGCAGGCATTTGCGGAATACACGGTATTGGGAAATTGGGAATTAGTATCACGCAAAATGGGTATTCCCGTAAACACGTTAAAATCGTGGTGGCGACGACATCCGCCTGATATGGACGAATATGCAGAAAAACGGCGAGAAGTCCGCGAGGGTTTCATTGAAACGGCGAGTAAGGCTATTGAAAACGGCGCGGAACTGATTAACAGGCGTATGGAAACGGCATTGAAGTACCAACAAGAATTGGAGGGACTATTAGATGAAGTATCCAACGACGAAGATATGACAGTGCCGCAGAAAAAAGCCTTGATATCTAAAATAAAGGCTTTGGAACTGCACAAGTTAAGCGAAATCAGCACAGCAGTCGGCACTCTGTATGATAAGCGTGCATTGGCACAAGGTCAATCAACCGAGAACACGACTATTGAAATTAAAATGCCACAGGACGTGATGAAATATGCAGAATAGTCTGAAATTAGACCTATCACGCACAAATCCGAAACAGGAACAGTTTTTCACCGCACATAACCGAATGATTATGTACGGCGGAGCAAGAGGCGGCGGAAAGTCGTGGGCGGTCAGAATGAAAGCGGTACTATTGGCTATCAGATATGCAGGCATAAAAATGTTATTCCTGCGACGGACATACAGGGACTTGGAGCGTAATCACGTTCGCGAGTTAGAGCCGCTATTGAAAGGTATAGCGAGATATAGCAAACAGGAAAAGTGTTTCTATTTCAATAACGGTTCGCTGTTGGAAATGGGATATTGCGACAGTGAGAGTGACGTCAATCAATATCAGGGTATCGAATACGATGTCATTTTTATGGACGAGGCTACGCAATTCACTGAATATCAATATTCAACACTGACAGCGTGTATCAGAGGTGCTAATTCGTTTCCTAAACGCATGTATCTGACGTGTAACCCCGGCGGTGTTGGTCACGAATGGGTAAAACGTCTGTTTGTATCACGAAAATACAGGAATGCAGAAAATCCTAACGACTATATGTTTATTCCTGCGACGGTGTTTGATAATGCGGTGCTATTAGAAACAGATACAGGCTATGTGGATATGTTAAATAATCTGCCCGACGGACTGCGTGAGGCGTGGCGTGACGGTAGTTGGGATTTGCTTGAAGGGCGCTATTTTGATGAATTTGACAGGTCAATACATATTGTTAAACCGTTTCAAATTCCTGAACATTGGCGTAAATATCGCGGAATGGACTACGGTTTAGACTGTTTAGCATGTGTATGGGTGGCTATTGATGAACGCGGTAACTACTACGTTTACCGTGAGTATGCCGAAAGCAACAAAGTTATTTCAGTCGGTGCGGAGGAAATAGTCAATCTGACACCGACTGACGAACGAATAGAATATACCGCCGCTCCGCCTGATATGTGGGGTAGAACACAAGAAAGCGGTAAGACCAAAGCGGATTTGTTCCGTGAGGGCGGTTTACCACTGCTGAAAAGTTCAAATAACCGTGAAGCAGGTTGGTTGGCGGTCAAAGATTTATTACAGGTCAAAAACGGCAGTAGTCGATTGATGATATTTGATAATTGCATTGAATTAATCGACTGTTTAACATCGTTGCAACGTGATACGAAACACCCAACGGATTGTGCGACAGAACCACACGATATAACACATTTACCTGACGCATTGCGGTATTTCGTGTTGCAATTTACATCACCGTCAAAGCCTCCGAAAGAGGAAAAGACGGCGATACAGAAGTACAGAGAGCGAGCGATAAAGGGCAAAACACAAAAAAGGAGGAGCTATTTCTAATGAAAATCAAGAAGATAAAGAAAAAATGCGAAGTCAGAGGGTGCAAAAATACCGATACATATTCACTGACAAATACAAACGAATTCGGTAACAGTGTCATTATCTGTGAAGAATGTTTGAAGAAAGCGGTTAAAGCTGTTGCAGAATACGACCCGTCAGCGGAGAAAAAGACGGTATCAGTACCACCGCCACCGCTATTTTTCCACGGTGGAATAGAGAAAACAGTTAAAAACGCGGAAGAAACAATTGAAACAGAGGATAACAACACAGAAGAATACCCTATTCCGTACACAAAGGAGTATTTGGACGGTGTTAAATACAACGATTTAAAGAAAATCGCCAAAGAAATGGGTATCAACGCAAACGCCGACAAAGAAACATTGATTGAGAGTATTTTGCAAGTTAGTTAAGGGGGAGTGGCTATGAATGTAACAGGGTTTCTGCTATGCGTTATAGCTATTCAGACACTAACCATAGTAGGAATGACAATAGTACAACATATCGAACGCAAAGACCTGTATAACAGGCTGATGTGTAGAAATATGACCGAATACAACAACATCAAAACTGACGAGCCAAAACAACCTATCAGCAGACACAAAGCTGTTTTGAATAGGTGGCGCAAGAACGACGTAAGGGTGGGTGATGAATAATGAATTTAAGATATTCACCTGTATTGCAGGGCATAAAAGCGAGCGTAAAGAGTATGTTTTCACCACCTAACAGTGAAAGTGCAGATGATGAAGAAGTTGACAGAGTAATTGACACCGACGACGACGGAAATCAGCTGTACAAAGAAGATATTATCGCAAATATTCACGAAGAATTAGAGAAACGCCGTTCAGCACGTTCGGCATTGGAAACACAATGGCATCTAAATGCTAATTTTTTAGTCGGTAATCAGTATTGCGATTTTAACCCATACAGTCGCGAAATAGAGCAGTTAGAGCCTGTATACGATTGGTTGGAACGCGAAACGTTTAATCAAATTGCACCACTGATTGATACACGAATTGCGAACTTAAAGAAAATCAATTACAGAATGAAAGTCAATCCACGCACGAACGAATTAGAGGACTACGCAAAGGCTGAAACATCAACTACGATATTACAGTATTTGCAGACTTCAAGCGATTTCGACACCAAGAAAAACACTGCAATACAGTGGAATGAATTGTGCGGTAACTGTTTTTGGCTATCGTGGTGGGACAAAGACAAGGGCGAGAAATACGCCACCGAAAAAGTCGTTACTGTTGATGAAGAGGGCAATGAGAGAAAGTTTGAGCAAGCGTTCTATCAAGGCGATTTGGAGTACGGATTGATAACACCGTACGAAGTATTCCCAGAAAGCATATTCAAAGAGGGAATAGAGGCACAACGTTCAATTATTTTGGAGCAAGTAAAGACCAAAGAGGAAATATACGACCTATACGGTATCAAAGTTGAGGGTGCAACGGTTGAAACGTTTGAATTGACGCCCGTTGTTGCCGGAGGCGGTTTCGGTTACGAGAATACCGTCACAACATTAGGTACACGTTCGGTAGATAACGCCGCAAAAGTGATTACGTATTTTGAACGTCCGACCAAACACAGACCGGACGGAAGAATGATAATCATTGTCGGTGACGAACATTTGGTTTACTACGGTCCGCTACCGTATTCACGCATACCGCTAACGCAAATGATGTGTCGCGAATCGGCAGGGCAGTTTTTTGGAAAATCAATAATCGAAGATTTGATACCACGTCAGAGGGCGTATAACGGCTGTCTAAACCGTATACACGAATACATCAAACGCATTGCAATACAGGGTTTCTATGCCGAAGAGGGCAGTATCGACATTGAAGAATTTGAACAGAACGGTGCGGCACCCGGTGCAATGTTGGTATACAGACAGGGAACAAATGCACCTACACCTATTCCGAATGGCAATTTACCGTCAGAAATAATGACGGAACGCTACAATCTGAAAAATGATATGGAATATGTAGCAGGTGTATCACAGCTGATGATGAACGGTGCAACGCCTGCAGGCGTAACGTCAGGTACAGCTATACAGAACCTTGTTGACATAGACAATACACGTCTATCACTAACCGGCGACCATATCCGAAACAGTATCAAAAATTTGGCGGTAATGTGGCTTGAAATCTACAAAAAATATGCGAATACACGACGTGTGCTGAATTGCACAGGTAAAAACCGTATCGGTAATGCGATTATTTGGAATAGCGACGATATTAACAGCTATGACGTGGAATACGTCACTGAAAACGAACTACTGATGTCGGAAGAAGTGCAAAAGGAACGTTTCTTCGACGCGTACAAAATGGGGCTGTTTACCGACGCAAACGGTCAGATACCTGAACGTGTAAAACAGAGGGCACTGGAGTTTATGAAAGTAGGCAATTACACCGAAATAATGAACATCAATGCACTGCAAATACAGGCGGCACAACGTGAAAACGTATTTTTTGAGCAGGGTGCAGTGCCGAGAGTATCAGAGTTTGACGACCACGATATACACATAGACGAACACCTGCGGTATATCTTGCAGTTGGATTTTCAGCTGTTAAAACTGAAAAAGCCGGAGTATGCAAAGGCGTTAGAGGACCACATCAGACTACATAAACAGGCACAGGCACAAGACCAACAACAGAATATGTTGGCAATGTTAGCACAACAAGGACAAAGATAGGAGGATATACATAATGGATAATTTCTACGACGCAAGACGAGCGACCGAAGATATGTTCGACGGTCAGACGGTGTTAGGGGAAGACAGTACCCCCCAAGACACCCCACAAAATACCCCCCAAGAACAACAGGAGGGACAAGTACAAGAGGAACAAGTACAAGAGAAACAACCGCAAGAACAGGTACAAGAACAACCGCCGCAAGAGAATAATGCGGTTGATGAGGCGGCAAATGTAGCACAGGCGGCGGCACAAGCGGCGGCTGAACGTGAACAGGAATACCAACGCATTATGGCAGAAAACGAACAGCTAAGACAGACAAATAACGAATTGCAACAGACTATAACACAGCAATCACAGCAACGTGAGCAAGCGATTATAGATGACGCAATGCAAATGCCTATGTTGGACGTTAATCGTTTAGCATTCGAGGACGATGCAACTGTTCAGCAAATGCAACAGGACTATGCAAATGCAATGCAAAAATACGTCACACAGCAAGTGCTAAAAGACGTTGAACCTGCCTTGCAATACGCAAAGGACGGTATGCGTGAGAAAGAAAAAAGGGAAATGCTTGAGGCGTTCAAAGGTGTAGATGAACTGAAAGGTATTAACGATATGTTGCCACAGCTGGACTACATCATTGAACATAACAAGTGGTTAGACAACGACGATATACCTATGGACGAAAAGTATTTGACGGCGTATATGATTGCAAACGGCGTAAATTCCGCGAATACACCGCCACCGTCAGACCCAACAGCAGAAGAATTAATGAAATACTACGACAGCAATCCTGAATTTCAACAAATGATTGAAAAAAAGAGATTGGACGACATTAAACAAAGTCAGCAAGTGCCTGCAATGTCAGCGTCAAACGGTGCTGTAAACGCGGCATTAACAATAAAGGAAAAACCAACAACTTGGGACGACGCCTCCAAAAGAACAAAAGATATGTTCAGAGGGAAATAACGTACCCACATTACAAAAGAGGGAGAATTTTTAAATGGGAAGAGAACAAAACTTAAAAACTATTGAAGAGGCTCTAAAATCTAACTACTTACCGGTATGGAATAACCTACTCGGTATCGAGCCTACACCACTACTATCAAAAATCAAGAAAAAGCCATTGGTAGCAAATGAGATTGTTGCGTCAGCTCCAATCGGTCTATCGGGTGGCTTTGGCTACGGAGAAGAAGGACTTGCAACGCCTGAGGCGGGCAATGTTATGTTCAAACGTTTCAGAACATACGCAAAAGATATGTACTCAAACGTTGAATTGTCAATCAAAGCTGTACAGCTTACAGGCAAGAACGGCTCTATGGCAAATGCACTTGACACAGAAGTTAAGGGGGCGTACGAAACAGCCAAATGGAACGTCGGACGTTCGCTATTTGGTAACGGTACAGGTGTATTGACAAAGGTTGTTAAACAGACAACACCAACAAAAAATGTTGAAGTAACTGACATTAAGTATGTCAAGGAAGGTCTAATTGTAGACTTTTATCCGACCGCGGCTACAACGCCAAACGACGCAGTTGCTAAAAAACTACGAATTGTAGCAATTAACCGCACAAAGAACAGTAACGGCAACTATGAGATTATCCTTGACAAAGCACCTACAACAGCGCTTGTTGACGGCTTTATGACGGTGCAGAACTCATTTAATCGTGAAATCACAGGTCTTGGTGCTATCTTCGACGATGAAGTTCCAACAATTTACGGCGTAAGCAAGGCAGACAATCCGTTTGTCAAGCCTATTGTTATTGACGCAAATGATAATGTTGAGGACAACATTATCAGAAAGGCTCTAAGACGTGCCGAAAAGGACAAGAACTCAAAGGTTGATATGCTGTTGTGCGGTGACGAAGCGTACGACCACTACGCAGAATACCTAAGAGTAAACAATATCAGAGTTGAACAGAACACCTTACAGGGTGGTTTCAAATCAATTCAGTTTGATTTCGCCAACAGACAGGTTGATGTTGTCAACGAAACGTTCGTGCCGGATGATGAAATTTGGGGTGTTGATACATCAGCACTTGAATTACATACACAGGAATGGAAATTTGCTGACCTACAAGGCGGTGGTATTTTCAACCTAAAGGAAAATTCATCAGTTTACAGAGCATTGCTTGCAAACTACGGTGACCTTATCTGCTCAAATCCGGGCGGTCTAATCAGAATTTACAACTGTATTTAATTCTAACGGCAAGGTGATTATATGTTGCCTTGCCATTATTTTGCCGTTATTTTAGGTACTTGCTGAAATATTTTTTTCTGAAATGCGGTGATAAATTGGAACAAGCAGAAGTAACACTTAAAGAAATATACGAAAAGGTAAGTCTTAAAGTGCCTTTGGAACAGCGACGGTTCTTTAATTTCTTTAACGACACCGTTGCAGAACTTGAAGCATTATATCCCGACTTACTATTCAAAGAAGGTGTGCATTTTACACCGGTACACGATTTATCGGACGAAAACGTTGTATTACCGCTTTATACTCCGGCAATCGTGGACAATATCTTATACCTTTGCGGTTACGACCAACAAGGTATATTCAAACAAGAATTTACACGAAAATCAAGAAATGCCTATGTGCATTATTGGAAAAATCACGCACATAACAGACGTGTACGACGAATGAGGTGGTAGAGAAGTGTTTGACAGTGGAATATCTGCAAAAGCGTTAATAGCAGAATTACAGAGTGAAGTGGACGTCGCACTTCCTATCTCAAATTCGACGTATGTAACGTGGCTGAACAGCCTGCAATGGCTGTTATACAGTGCGATTATAAAAGAACAGAACGACTTGATAATTACCGAACCGCAAGAGGATGTTATACAGCTTGCAAACCTTGATGTTTCGGATAATGAAGCACCGATACGGTTTGAAGATATATATGCGGTGTATGCAGATACAACACAATTAATAAAGACGAGTATAACGAGCGGTTTCGTATTTCCCGATTGTTTTTATAAAAAAGGTGATAATTTAGCTGTTAAAATGCAAAAAACACCTAATTTTATTAAATTAATCTATCATATCAAGCCTAAATTGATAAAAGTAAATGAAAATGACGAGATACAAGACGGTAACGTGATGATACCGATAGAATTTATCGAATTGGTAAAGTCAAAGTTGAGAGGCGAGGCGTATTCACTTGAAAATGAGTACGGTCCTGCGTCAAATTGGCTCAACAATTACAATATTTTACTTGAAAATTTCAAACAATGGCTATCTGATAAAGCCCAACAATTTGGACAGTAAAGGAGAGGTTATATGGCAAAGAAACAAAACGAATTACAATTCGGACAAGTACCATTACCACAGGCACTAAAGCAATATAGCCTTTCCAAACTGAATTGGAGCGGTTTAAACAGACGGCAAGTTATAGATACAGGTGCTTTGTCTATGGAATGCAACATTTCTACAGCCGAGGCACCTTATTTAACACCGTCGCAAAGCAGGGCAGACATATTGTCCGATATGGGACTTAAATACAAACACCCTATATCGCTATTCAGTTTTGATGATTTCCTTGTTGTTATCTATCGTGACGATACCGAATTAAAACTTGATTATCTTGTTTTGAGCGACAAGAAAAACAGCAAAGGGCAAATCACAAAAGTATATACAGGTCTAATAAAAAAGGGTGTGACAGAAGAAACTGACGCGATACAGCGTAGTATGGTGCAATTCAATGTATATGAAAATGCCGTTGATGTACTTGGTGGCACATATGTAAAGAAATTGATACTGTTTCCTGACAAAGTATCTATGTTTATGAAGATTGTAGATACAGACAAAGACCCTACTACATTTGACAAACAGGCAGTTAAGGACGGCAATGCTGATATTGATGTTATGTATTGCCAAAAAGAAAGCAGTGGCAAAAAAACTTACTATGTTTGGAATGGGGCGATAGGCAGATTTACTTTGACAGGTGGCACAAACTACTTTGAAACAAGCAATTTGGACGTCGAAATAAAAAAATACTACAACGACGGATATACTCAGACAAAAGACGAGTATTACAATGACGGTTACAGAAAGTCAAGTAAACAAACGTATAATGACGGTTACAAAAAGACGGAATATAACAAAGACAGTAACAAAAAAGCGAGGTTTTATGACGGATACCAAAAGCAATGGTCGGGTAGTTATAACGAGAACGATGGAATTGTGTACTATCAGCGACAAGGAACGTGTTCACCATACACTTACATAACGGTTACTGATTTGAAGAATGATGATAGTGTAGCAGGCTTATATATAAGGGCATTTTCACCTTTAAAACAAATGACTAATGTAGCTTTTTATGAACGTACAGGTACGTCATTCCCTTACACATATACAAGAGTGTATGCAGAACTTGATTATAATTCAGACATAAGTAATTACTATGAAAAGGTTTCTGATAGCACAGGTACGGTTCAAACCAAACTATACGTAAGAAAAGCTGATGATAACGGTACGATAATACCGTATGAGTATGAGGAAGTAACTGATATTGCATACGGTACGAATATAACCGATTATTACGAAAAGATAAGCGACAAAGAAGTTACGGCAAAAGCATATTACAAAAGGACCGAAAACACTGATAAGGATAGCGACGGTAAATACAAATACGAATTGATTAAAAACCTTGAAAACGGTAAGAAAGTATCAAAGTATTATGAATTTACCGAAAACTATGCACCGCCTGAGGGGAGCAATAAGAGTTGCTATTGGCTTAACACATACGATAATCAAACCTATCAATTTTGTAGCGATAGAGGTGACGGAAAAAGTGGGTTTGGAATAACTATTTCGCCGTCGTTCCCTAATCTAAAGTATGCGGTAGTGCATTTATCACGACTTTTCGGAGTTGATGAGGATAGAGTGCACGTTTCAGGCTATAACGACTATACGAATTGGAACTTAGACACCGTAGCTGAAAGTAACGAAAGCAATGCGTGGAGCAGTGCCTCACAAACCAACACAAAAGCAGGCGGTAACTTTACAGGTATAACAGTGTATGACAACCACGTTGTTTGCTTTAAACGTGACTTTATGCACGAAATATACAACAGTAAAAATCCGTTCAGATTGGTTGACGTGTATGCGGAGGGGTCTATTGACAACAGGAGCATACAAGAGGTAAACGGCAAACTGATATTTGCGTCAGATGATGAAATCAAGGTGTATACAGGCTCACAACCGCGTGAGATTGGCTATAATCTTGGAATTGACGAGTTCAAAAGTGCCGTTTCGGGCAGTGACGGAAGAAACTATTACTTGTATTGTACAGACAGGCAAGGCGAAATGTATCTGTTTGTGTATGACACAATGGTCGGTCAATGGTCGCAACAAGTGATTAATAGTGAAGTATTAGGCTTTGCACATAACAAAAACGGTATGTATATGTTATGCAAAGACGGTGTTGTATACAAAATGGATACGAACAAATATACGGACGATTGGAGCTGTGAAACAGACTTATCAACCATACTGACATCATCATCTTCAAGCACATATCAGACAGTGAATATCAAACATATAGCAAAATTTCAAATGCTTGCGTATATTGAGGGGCGTTTCAAGGCGTATGCACTGTACGACAATGAAGAATTTAATCCTGAAACATCGCAGTTGCTATATGACAGTAACGGTCGGAAAGGTATGCAAGCAATACGCTTAAAACCACGAATGACCGCTAATTATGGCTACAAGCTACATTTTGAGGGACACGGTTATGTGCGTTTCTATGAAATGGAACTCGGTATTACTCCAGGAGGTGAGTTATTTGTATCATCAAGATGATATTAACAATATGAATTACAAACAGCTTAGAGAAACAGTATCAGAATTAAACGACAAATACGTTAAGCTGAAAAGGACATTAGAGGACGCTTTAGACAACATAGACGAAAGCAACCTCGCAACTACTTTGCGAAAGAAATTAAACGGCTATGATACTCAATTCAGTGTAACGGCTGAAAAGATAGAAAGTAAAGTATCGTATGAGGACTTAGAAAACAATCTAAGTCAATATTCAACCGTATCGCAAACGGCACAAGCTATTGAAATGTCAGTAGTATCAAGTCAAGAATACACGGATAATTCAGTAGAAACATTATCTTCAACGTTCACTATGACTGCCGACGGAATATCTACAAGGGTTTCAAAGCTAAAGAAAGGTGTGGAAACACAATTCAATCAAACAGCAGAAAAGATTGAATCACTTGCATTCGAAAAAATGGATACATCAGAGGCTATTACGGTAAAAGAAAAACCGTCCGCAAGCGATAAAACGTTGGATAAAGAAAAACTCTACAAGTATAACAGCAAATATTATTATTTCAATGATATTTTACAAGATTGGTTAGAGTATGACGAAAAAAACGGCATTAATTCTGCATTTACTCAAATATCAGGCGGATTTATATTGAACGGTTGCGTAAAAGTGAGCGGTGACCTTATAACAGAGGGAACTATTACAGGTACAGATATAGTTGGAGCAAAATTTTATAATGAGGATAAAAGGGCGTATGTGACTATTGGTAATTCAAGCGGTAATTATGGTGATTTGACATTGAAGCGAGTATCGAATGGCAAAGGACAAGAAGTTTTTCAGATTTACGATACGGGTGTTGGTATTGCTATAAAAGCTGTAGGAACGTCTTTTATAGGTTCGACTGGAAGTAAAACATACCCCAAAGGCACTTGGGATTTTTCGAAGTGTACGGTAATAGGTTTACCGTCAAGCACAAGTTAAGGAGGAAAATATATGTTATTTAGAATAGGTGATAACGTTGCAGTGACGTGTAAAAACCCAAACGAAACACTGTTGTTTATAAACAGAGTACCAACAGCTTGGTTATTCTCGATAGACATAGAGATATGTCAAAAGGTAAAGAGAATGATTGTTGAAGAACAAAATCTTAAAGACATAAAAATTGAATATGAAAGTGAAGATTGTACAACCGGCAGAGTTGTTGACTTGCCTATGGACAGTCTACACAGCTTTACTATCGACTATGCAAGCGGTATGGCACACGTTGAGTTCAAAAGGGGGATAAATAATAATGTATGACAAACCAACAAACGCAGAAGAAATGGAAGAATTCGAACGAATGACAACCGGCTTCGATTATGTATATGAAGATACAGTCGGAGCGGGAAAGGTAATATATCTTAAAATGCCTGTTGTATCGGCAAATAAGAGAGGTGTGAACGATATAGGTTGGCAATGTGACGGTGACGACGTTGCTTTATATGCCACTATGTCAAGAAAACCGCATAAGACTGAACTATGGTCGGAAGTCAAAGAAAACTATGTTGTAAACAAGACTGTATCGGCGTTGAAGTTTGAAAACAAGGACACAAAGCCTTGTAATCTATGTGTAAGGGTGCGTTTAAATTAATGGGGGTGGTTAAATGAAGGGTAATGTATGTTATCAAAAGACAGACTTCGGCTCTGAAACACCTGACTTGCTTAATAAATACGTTCTGAAAATAACTCAAATAGCAGGAATATCACTCAAAAAAGATATTTCAAAAGAGAGTTTAAGGCTTGCTTTAAGCGTTCCTACACTTGTATCGCAACTTGTTAATGATAAAGAGTACATAACCAAATCCGAAATTGAGATTATACAAAAATCTCTTGAAGATATGGATAGCGTGTTAAACGGCAAGATTGACGATACAAACGCAAAACTTGATGATGAAATAAACACAAGGGAAATGCTTGAAAATGTGGTGAATACACTGCAAACACTGGCTCACAAGCACAGTAACAAGAATGTACTTGATACTATCACAGAAGATAGAGTAGCAATATGGGACAAGGTGAAAGACCTTGATAAATACTTTGACTATATTGATTTTAAGGCTTTTGTCGAAGAAATAGTATATGCGTATACAAACGAACTTCAAAATCTGTACACAGCAATCGGTATTACATCATACGACGGCGGTGTATTCGGTATGGAACAGTTAGGAACAGAGCTTGACGGCGGTAACTTTGACAGTGAACCTGAAAACAGTTTTGATTGCGGTGATTTTAACCCACTTGAACTGTCTGCACAAGTAACATCGGTCATTGATTGTGGAACATATTAAGGAAAGGAGGATTGATAGAATGGCAACAAGATTTATAGCAAAGCACGGTTTAAAAAGCAATATAAATAGATTAACACTTTCGGAAGGTGAAATAGCTATTGCATATAGTGATGACAAATCAGAGGCTGAAATATATGTAGGTGGAAACGACAATACACCAATCCCCGCGGCAGGTGCGTCGATGAAAACAAAAAACCAAATATTTGTCGTGTGCGACGGCGACCACGACGAATTAAAGTTACAGGCGGCGATAGATAGTGCGGAAAACAACAGCGTTATCTATCCTGTAGGTACACAATGTGTTTTGACAAACGAAAATACCATACGTGGTTATGGATTGACGAACAGTAGTGGTAGATGTGTTATATCATTAAAAGGTGGTATGACCTTAGATGGGTCAATGTGTGATGAATTCGTTTTTAAAAACACAAATCCTGTCGAAAAACAGTACATTTTCCATATACCGCAATTTTCGACAATGAAAAATGTAACATTGGTAGAAGATACCAAAACAGTGACATCTGATACAATTAATCCAACAGTATTATATGCTGAAAATGACTCGAACATAGTATTCTGTTCATTTGTCACTATATTTAGCACTCATCAATTAGGTGTATCAACATTTAAATTGGGTAAATTACTATTTTTTAATAATGTTATAAATGGGTTTGAGGGTGCTCCAGGAAATGCAATAACAAAAGAAATTTACATTGCACGTTATGCAAAAATAATAGGGAATGAATTTTTAAATTTTACACAAAACAAACCACTTTTAGGGTTTATGCTTTCGGCGACAAATATTTTCTTTCAATATAATTATATTGAAACTTGCGATAATTGTTTAATATCGTTAGGTGGAAGTATTATGGGAAATATTTTCAGATCTATGGAAGATTGTAGTATTAGCTGTGGTGGCGAAATTATAGGCAATATCTTCATGCAAATACATCAAAATGAAAATGAGTCATTTTTGACAAATTCAGGAAGACTAATCGGAAATCAATTTACAGGGATATACATTAATGGGGAATGTGTTCAATTCATTGATTGTAGTAATTCTTCTATTATATCAGATAATTATATGTCTATCACATCTATACCTGCGACAGGAAGTTGTTCATTGATAGGTGCAACTGGTAAGACATTAATCTTAAATAACACGTTCTCTACTTCATCATCATTAGCCGACAATAACGAGTTTAATCTTTTAGATGTCGATGGTAACACAGTAATCAAAAATAATGTAACAAGTGCTAAATCTTTTGGTAGAATTGCAGATACTTGTATTGCAGAAGGAAATATAACATCGTGGAGTTAAGGAGGCTATTATGTACAAATTTTATAGTAAAAACGGGCAGGCACAATTCTACGAACACGGTGTCGAAATTGACGGCACTGTGTACGGAATACACGTCGATAGGGATATATTACGTATAAAACGCAGGATTGTCAATGATAAATTCGCCGAAACTGACGGTGATTTCGATATGGACACAGAAATTGCAAAAATTCAGCATACGTACGTAACGTTTGAACAGCCTACGGCAGAACAGCTGTCACAGATACAGTCAAAAACATTTGACAGTATGTCGGATATGAAACAATATGTTCAGTCCGTTATGAACGGTGACGAAACAATGTCACAGGACGAAATCAACGCAATGTTGTTATTAAAAATTGCGGAAATGGAGGTAGCAATTACAAATGAACAAACGACTAATTAAAATGTATTACAAAAAGGGTATTTACAAAGAAAAGGATTTAAACACATTTGTAAATGCCAGATTTATCACAGAAGACGACAAAAAAGAAATTATGGAGGGTTAAAAAATGGCTAATAAAATTCAATTTAGACGTGGGCTGAGAAAGTTACTACCAACATTGTCGTTCGCTGAGCCGGCATACACAAGTGATACAAACGAGTTTTTTATCGGCACAGGCAAAGGAAATGTAAATATGAACGGTAGCTTGTGGTATACAGGCACAGCTTTAAGCGGTACGTCTGAAAACATCAACTATACATATGCAGATTGTCCTCTTGTTAAAGTGGGTGATGTGTACCTTAATACCGATTATGGCTATATCTATCAGTCTACTACAGCAGGTAGCGGTGAAGACGTAAAGTGGCAATACAAAGGTACGATAAGAGGACCACAAGGCATACAAGGTGTTAAGGGTGACACAGGAGAACAAGGTCCGCAAGGCTTGAAAGGTGATACAGGCGTAAAGGGCGAAAAAGGCGATAAGGGTGAAAAAGGTGATACAGGTACATTGTCAAATGGCTCGGTACATACTGCTCATATAGTTGATGAGGCTGTTACAACAGCAAAATTATCGCAAGAAGTGCAAGAAAAATTATACGATACATCAAATAGCACTATGTTAGATAATTTCTCTTTACTTATACAAGGGTTAGTAAATTCGGACGATATTAAACTTGCGAAAAAATCACTTAGCGAAAATCCGAATTATCCAGGTAGTTTGATTCAACCGGAAACAGGATTGTACATAAATGAGCCGTTCCTTATAAAAAACGATACATCGGGCGAAACTGCCCAAGATTACTTGAGCTTGCAATACAATGATGAAACAAAATACATTTTATCACACAGATTAGCAAGGGGACACAGTGCTATTTGTATTGTAACTAAGAAAGTTGTAACAGGTGCAGAATATGAAGATGGTACAATCAAAATTTTAATGGATTTTACCAATACAGAAAGAACAGCTATTTAAGGAGGATAAATAAATGAACATTTGGGAAACAATCAATATATTTTGGGTTACATTGGCGTGTAACCTATTCATAAAAACTGTATTTGTTGCAGTTATGTTAGATACGGTTTTAGGGTTACTAAGGGCAATCAAAGAGAAAAAGTTTAATAGCTGTTTCGGCATTGACGGTGCAATACGAAAATTTGCAATGATTATATCGGTTGTGGGTTTGGCTATTTTGGACAAGTTGATAGGCTTTAATATGCTACCGTTTGTGCCGGAAGAAGTGCTTAAATATATAGGCATTACGCAAGTGGGCATATGTGAGTTTTTCTGCTTGCTGTACATAATGTACGAAAGTATTTCAATACTGAAAAATATGTGCTTGTGCGGTCTGCCGATACCGAGCAAATTACGAAACGGTATTGAAAAATGGCTTGATACAATGACATCGGAACTTGATGGGAAGAAAGGGGAATAAATATGGATTTGAAAGAGGCTATTCAGATAGAAACTTGCAAAGATTATGAAAAAGATTTGCAAGATGAATATTATCAACTGTCAATGCGATACAAAAGATTAAAAGCAACGGTTGACAGATGGGATAAGCGAGGCTTGATAACTTCCCCTGAAAGTATACGGAGTATATATGATATGCAATTAGAGGCAATGAAAGTTTATCTTGCAATGTTGTACGCAAGAGGAGCAATAGAAGGCGTTAAATTGAAAGAGGTGTAGGAAATATGCGAATTGGAATAAATTGCGGACACACTGTAAGCGGTGAAGTCGGTTGCGGTGCAGTTGGCTACATAGACGAAAGTGTAGAGGCACGAAAAGTCGGCTACGCACTTGAAGAATTGTTGAAAGGTGCAGGACATACAGTGTATGACTGCACCAATGACTATGCACCGACGGTGAGTTCAAATTTAAGACAAATAGTTGATATGGCAAATTCACAGCCACTTGACTTGTTTGTATCAATTCACTTTAACAGTGGCGGTGGGCAAGGTACAGAGGTGTGGACTTACGGTGGCAAAAAGTTTGATGAGGCAACAAATACTTGCAAGGCGATAGGTGAATTAGGTTTTAAAAACAGAGGTATTAAAGACGGCTCTAAGCTGTATGTGGTACATCACAGTGACGCGAAAGCTATGCTTGTTGAAGTGTGTTTTGTAGATACAGAGGACGCAAATAAATACAAGAAAATCGGTGCGACAGAGTTTGCAAAGGCGATTTTTAAAGGAATTACAGGACAAGTGACAAAGGATAAAACAAACAAGGAGGAATTGAATATGACACAATATGAGGAACTACTTAGCAAAATTAATGAGTTGGACAAGAAAAAGGCGGATAAATCAGAAATGATTTACGATTGCATTGACAGTAATATGCCTGAATGGGCGCATAAGCCTGTTCAGTGGTGTTTGGATAACGGTATTGTATCAGGCGCAGACGACGCGCACCTTAACCTAAACAATACAAAATTGTGGGTATGTGTTGTTGTATATCGTGCAGTTAAATTTGTTGCAGGACTTATAAAAATCAAGATTTGATAAGGAGTAAATGACTATGGGTTTGACAGATACAATAAGAAATAAGGTAAACAGCCTTTTTAATTTCGATTCACAACAACAGAGTAATCAATTAAAAAACAAAATTGATACATTGTACGGAAAGCAAAACACGACAACGGCACCGAACATAAATTCCTTTAATCCGTTCATCAGCAAAAGAGACGGACAGGTTATAAATAAAATGGCTGATTATAAGCCGATTGTAAACAGTAGTGCGACAAGCGATAAGGTTAGAGAATGGATAACACAAGCAACAGGTATTCAACCAACAAACAAAATGTCAAATTCATCAAATTCTACTCAAAATGAAAATAGTACCGCTCTTAGCAGTGGTACTATTAATTCAAACGGTGATGATAATGTTGGTTTTAACGGAAATCTTGACAGCTCGTCGCTTGGAAGTCTTGACGTAGCAACGCAACTTCCGAAACTGTCAACAGCACAAATAGCCGAAATCATTAAAAAGCACTTTAACCGCAGTTCAGTCATATCAACAAGTGACGCAGAGGGTATATACAATGCTCAAAAAACAACAGGTATGAGCGCTTTGGCAATACTCGGTATCGGAGCTTTGGAAAGTGGTTGGGGTACTTCAAACATAGCCAAGAAAACCAATAATATTTGGGGTTACGGTGCTACAAATGTTAATCCTGAGGGCAACGCTCATAGATACGGTCAGATGTCACAAGGTGCTACTCAATTTGCAACCGAATTTATGAAAACATACTACAATGGGTATGGTGCAAAGTCGATTAATTCAGCAGGTACAGGTAACAATCCGAAAGGAATGGGGTATGCATACACAGACGGCGGAGCAATAGATAGCAGTTGGGCGACACAGGTAAGTTCTATTATGGGACAACTATACAACACAGCTAAGGGTGTAAGCGGTTCAAATACAAGTAATTCATCAAGTAATTCATCAAGAAGTTATCTAAACAGATTGAGTTATGCGAACAATTCAAACACTTCGTCAGGCGGTTCTTCCAAAGGACGACAGATTGTTGCGGCGGCAAAGCAGTATTTGGGAACACCGTATGTATACGGCGGTACTTCGTCAAGCGGTGTTGATTGTAGCGGTCTTGTACAACTCGCGGCGAAAGCAAGTGGTATTGATATACCACGAACAACATACGACCAAATAAATGTAGGGCAATCCGTAAGCAAGAATAACTTGCAAGAAGGCGACCTTGTATTTTTCAGAGGCTCGGGCGGTAGTGCGTCAGCTCCGGGACACGTCGGAATTTATATAGGTAACGGACAGTACATACAAGCACCAAAGACAGGCGATGTCGTTAAAATCAGCAATTTATCAGGACGTAGCGACTATGTCGGTGCAAGAAGAATAGCATAAGGAGGTAAAACGAATGGCATATAATACGCAAGACGCCGTAAATACAATATTACGGCTAAAAGGTAATTGGCTTAATGCAAATGCAGAGGGCGATACAAAGAAAACGGCACAAATAGCAAACGAGGCACAAAACTATTACGGACAAATGCGTGAAAATGGCGACACAAAGCTTGCCGACACGCTTTATAACAGCGGATATGACGCGTCAAAGAAGTATGTTAATGACTACTTTGCACAGAGCGGTAAAAGTGCAATTAGACCGTATTTTTACGGCTTAGGCTCAAAGTACGGTTTAAGTCAAAGCGATATAGACAATGCACTTCAATATAACGATACGACAGGTGAGGTTAGCTTAGGCGGTAAAAACATAGGCAAGCCGTCGGCAGTAGGTTCAAATGGGGTATCTTATTGGGATAACAGTACGCTTGATAATGCTTTTAAAAACTATGTTCAAGACACAGGCAAAAGTCAAACCACATCAAGCCTTGTAGGTCAACAGCAAAGTAATCTATTCGACCATTATAATAACTTGATGAAAACATACGGACAAGACTATAAAGATTATATGGATATGGTTAAAACAAATCCATTCTCTACCGACGAGGCAAAAGCAATACTCGGAAAGTATAATCTATCGGCTATACAGGGCAGAAACAATCAACTCGCCTTAGGTACAGCCTCAAACGGCGGTAATGTAGACAGTTACAGTGCGGCGAATGCAATGCGACAACAAGCGGCGCTATATTCACAGGCACAACAGAATGTATTGGACGCGTATAATGCAAAGGTGCAAAACGCTTATAATTCAACGCAAAAAATTGAACAGGCACGAAAAATCCTATCCGATATGGGCGTTCAAATCGACAATGCGTTCAACAGAGACGAAACAGCAAAGAATAACGAAGTACAAAGAAATGAAACTGTACTTAACGGTAAAGTATCACGTGGTGCAACAACAGCACAAGTTACAGGTCAAATTCCTAAGGGTATGCAATATTCCTCAAATCCGTTCTTTGATGATAACGGCAATCCGATAGAAGATATTGACTATAAAAAGGTAATCGAACAAGCTATCGCAAGAGGTGATACGCAGACAGCACAGGCGGCGAGAGTTGCAAGGGGCGTAAAAATTTGGAACAACTACAGTAAATACGGTCAATATGATGACGGTGATTACGGTGTTCCGAATACGCAAACAGAGGACGCAAGACAGTTTGACGCACAAATTAAAAACAGCACTGACCTTGCAAAAATGGGTTACGAACACGAAGAAAGAATGCCGGGTATTGAGGCTGATAACACAATTCGTGTTAATACGAATCAAGCCGATAATACAATTCGTGTTAATGACGCAAGTGCCAAGAATGACATGGACGTTGCAAACAACCAATCACGTAATAACATAGCGGAGGCAAATAATAATTCTCGTAACAATATAGCAGAAGCAAATAACACCTCAAAAAATAATATTGCAGAAAATACAGCTAAATCAAACGACGCAATTAATGAATATAATCAAACGAGTGGCGTAGTAGGAGCAAATGGTAGTTCAACCGGTCAGGTGAGCGGTTTGGACAGTTCATTTTTGAAAGATTGGGTTAAACAGAATAATAAAAGGTCTCAAACGTCATCAGGCATGGATATACTTCAAAAAAATTCAGCCGGACAATACCAAGTAAATCCGAGTATTCCGAGCGGTCAAAAGAAAATGCTTATAGCCAACGTATTAAATGACACATCTATCGCACAAAACCACAAATTACCGTTATTAAAGTCTATAGGAATATCAGACGATGAAATATACGAAGTAACTCAACAGTAAAATAGGAGTATAGGTATGGGAAAAATAACATCATATAAGGATTTTAAAAATAATGTTCAATCAATTCGTGATGAATTAACAAAACAAGGGTACACACCAAGAAGTGTACCCTCTGAACAAAAAGAAGAAACAAAAAACACAAAGAAAATCGAAAAGGGCAAGGGTTTATTCAAAAAAACTGGCAAATCGAGTTTTAATGATATACCTAAAATTCAAGAACTACAAAACGAATATCAAAAAGCAAAAGATTGGGGATTTTATGATTACACAATAGACCAAATTAAAAAAGAGGAACTCCCAACCAAATTCGGTAATGTCAATATGAACAAGCGACCTCTTATACGTTGGAATGACGAATTAAAGAAGAAGTATGAAAATGAGTTGAAAAGTTGGGGATATGACCCTGAAATCGGCGGTATTGATACAGTATTTGGCGGTTCTGATAAATTCGGAACGGATATAAATAACAGTGGTTGGAATGTGGCTTATACGCCTATTATGCCTGACGGAACTTTTTTGGATAAAGGTACTGTTGATAATTATATGAACTCTTTAGTGAAAGAGGCATATGAAAAAAACGGAAATGTTACAAATGAAGAATTAGAAACACTTGATAAAAAAGGTATGCAAGTGGGCGACAAATATGTTCACGGCATTTTTGCAGGCGTTGACGGTGACGAAAAAGATTATCATAAGCCATACAGCGCAGAGGATAGAGGCAAACTTATGCACTTTTCGGGCAAGTATGGTGCTATTAATATTGCCAAAAGAGGGACTGATAATTTAAAAACAAACCCGAACGAAGAACAATCAGATTCAGACGAAAGAGAAGAATATCTAAATCAACAAGTCGATATACCGATAACGGATAATAAGAGTATTTCGTTAAAATATCGAACAGTTAAGACAATAGATAATTTTCTTAAACGCAATAAAGAAAAAAATAAATATAAAAAAGCGCAACAACTTGACGAAATGATAGATAAATTGGACCTATCAGAAAACGAACTAAAAAATGCGAAATCTTATGCCGGTTTAAAGAAACTATCGCTTATGTCAAGTTCAAACGGTAAAGACAGTGTAGAGAAAGAAATTACTCAACCTATTGCGAATTTCTTTAAGGGTGCATACGATTCAGCTGATAGCACTATAAGGACGTTTGTAAAAGACGGTTTTCCTTTTAAAGCATCAAAATTGGGTGGTGGAGAATATTCGCAACAGTTGCAAGAAATTGATAAATATTATACTGAAAATCCTGATGAGTTGGGAAATGATTTTTTTAGTAAAACTTCTGATACTTCCGGTGCTAAAGGGGATTATTTTGCAAAATTAAATCTTGACAAATGGATGGAAAGATACAACGACACAAATCCTATAACTCATGCTATAGGCGAGTGGGGGTTTAGGTCGGCAGGTGAAATG